TGGGTAATTGTATAACTTTCCTTCAATGGATCTACGACAAAAGAACAGAGTTCTACCATGCTTATCACGAACTGGTATCGTGATACACGGGACTGGTTTCTTTCTGCCTGGTGGAATCCAATCTGCCTGGAAACCTACATCATACTCTGCTATGATTTCATCAGTCAGCTTACGATCATACATGTATTGGACTGTGAACCGATATTTGGCAAGTTCTTCCTCAGATACATATTGAACTGGTTTTTCTAACTGTTGTAATTTTTGAATTACAAATTTATGGTCAATCTGCTCAAACATACTCTGGGGAATTAAGTATTCAAATTCAGATTCATCTTGTACTTCGAATCCAGGTATATTCTCTTTCAGCCAATCCAAACCAGACTGTGCAACATGTTTTCTATGTAATACCTCTGTTACAAACTGGTCCATAGAATATACGCTGTGGCATGCCAGACAGTTGAACGTCCCCTGTGGATATGTTTTACCATTACGATATTCGGTTGTTCTAGTAACACCAGCTGACGGCCTTCGTTCATTTCCGTCATTATGGAACGGACAATAAATCGAATACCATTTATCCATGGGCCGATTCAAACGAACCAGCCCCATATCGGACATTTTTTGAAGGATTAAATCAACTTCCATAAGATACACCAAAATTAAAACTTATATAAATCATGTTGTCTGCAAAAGGTATCTAACTCAGATAGTGAATTTACTGTGCTAGGTAAATCATATTTAACAGAATCCAATAAATCTTCAAAGGTTATCTGACCATGAAAATAGGCAAGTGCATCTGCTTCGTCAAGATGATAAAACCAAACAAGCAATAAAATAGAAATATTTGTCTTTACAAATTTATCCAAATTAGATATGTACTTCTTATCATACCCATTCGGACAATTTTTCTTATCCATCCAGTCTGCAAGTCGAACAGTACAGTTTCCGTCAGAATCGAATTCCAATGTAGGTGCTTTTTCCGTAGTAGATGTTTCCTTGGTCCCGCCGTAGAATTTAATTCTAGGTCCATGGGAAGAATTACACTCAGAAAAATAAACAAACTCACCGATCTCTTGCACAATATCAGAAATTGCATATTTCTTAACAATTTTAGACATGGCAAAAATAGATTCGCTCGGTTCCGTATAATGCTTGTAGATTTTCATAGAATCACCTCATCAATCAGATTTTGGTACTTGCTCCAACTCCAAAATTTTTTCAATCATATAGGTGATGTACTCTGGTGGATTGTGTACACCTTGCTCCCAGTTGCTGATGTTAGCAACTGGGATGTGAAACTTCTGTCCGAATTTAGCCTGTGACAGACCTGTATGTTCTCTAAGTTCCTTAATAGTCATAGCAATTACCTATCAATAATATACAACATTATTGTATAAAAGTCAAGTATGATGTTAAAATTCCACATCATCATCTAAGTCAACATCAGTAATATCAGTATTGTTCGTCGTTTGTCCCTTCCCAAGTACATCTGATATAGATACAGACGGAGCAATAGTATTGGATTGTGATACCACACCGCTGTCATTATCTGGAAGATATTGCATATTACCAGTGTTTACGTCCCAAGAATAACTCAGAACTGGTTTCTGGTTATTCGCCATTCTTGTTTTCTCCAGACGAATATCCAATACATGCTTATCGAAAATCTGACGGACAGCGAATACCTGGGTAGCGATTCTTGCTGGCTGGTCGGAACCTTCAATGTTATTCAAACCAGGGAAGGGTTCACCCTTATCGTCCTTACAGTCACGGGTTTCCCTGTTTGCTTGCATGGCAACTACAACAGCACAGCCCATCTGCTTACTCAGACGAAAGAGATCGTTACAAATATTCTTATACCGCTCATGGTCAGTGGTAGCATGACGATCGTCAGTCATGTAAGACAAACCGTCAATAATAAGAAGTTTGATTCCGTAATGCTTTACCATCTTACGAATAGTTCTTACAGAAACAACACCTTCTGGAACGTCCTTATCCTCCAGAATATATGCACTGGTAGTTTCATGACTAAGTTCCTTAATATACCTCATGTATTCTTCATTATAATCACCTAAGAACAGACGATTATTCTGGAAATGCGATCTCCAGGTATCGAATCTTGTACCTAAGTAAGATGCTTGCATTTCTGGAGAATAATATAAAACTGGAAATCCATGGCCCTGGGCCGATTCCATCATCTTCGTACAGATCCATGACTTACCAGTATTGGTCCTAGCCACGATAATCAATAGTTCTTCTACTGTTGACAATCCGCCGTACATCAGTTTATCAATCTCAGCAAAACCAGTCGGGATTCTTGCGTTTTGATTAAACTGAATAATCTGTGATGCTCTCTTATGGGCGTCAGCCACTATATCCATTGGCTCTGAGGTATCCAGTGAATGTACTAGCTCGCACTGGTTCTCTAAGTATTCCCAACAAATATCTACATCATCAGCACCAAGTCCTTTAATCCGATTGAATGTTTCAACTAAGATGATATGCCGCCTGTGCTTATTCATCTCATCACAAAGATAATCTAATGATTCGTTTACCTGTTCGATCGGTGTATCTGGAAATTTTGAAAGAAAAGTAAATATATCTGGAATATTACCATACTTCTCTCTATGGTCCAGAATGAACTTAATGTGTTCGGTAAACACATTATAATAACTTGTGTCATAATTGCACAGCTGTTCAATCTCGTGTTCCGACTGTGAATACAGAAGTTTTGAAATTACCTGGAGTTCAATGGAGGTAACACTCATTTTTTACCCCCCTTGCTATACGCCCAGGAATTCATTTTCTTTTTCAGTTCGATCGCAAACGAATTCGTTGTGGCAGATTTTGTGACAATTCCAGAAGTAGGACTTACCATAATGGTAGTAAGTCCAGCCTGGGATCGTGTCTGAATGAGATTGAGGATTAACTGACTTTCGTAATCTCCAAAACTCACATAATCGAAATTGGAAATAATCAATACCTTCGCACTCTCAGACCAAATTTTAACATACTCCAGGTTGTCTGTTATGGAAGAATTAGCATAGTTCCAACTTTTCTTCGTATCTTCCAGATACTTAGAATATTTTAAATTATAGACCGTACAATGTAATCTGCTACCCAGCCAGTTCTGACATATCGCACAATATGTAAGCAACTCAGAATATTTAACGGTATCATCAGCTTTGAATACACCAACTCTACCACTAAACTCGGACAGCACATCTACTGCCAGAGAAATATCACCCTCTGTGGAACGGAATACAGAACTGTTCATAGTGATTTCATTTCGTTCCAGCAAATAGGAAGTTTCTACATAAATCGGACATGACTGATCGCAAGTATGCTCGGTACAGTGTGCGGAAAAAATACAACCTTGCATTTACTCAGCTCCCTTGGTCATAAATTACAAACTCATATAAGTATTAACGGTTGAAGATTCAGACATGCTGTTTACCAGTCTTATGATCGGATTTCTACTCCGTTTATAGGATACTCTGGCCTGTACACACTGTCTCGCCATTCCCTCTATATCCTTGTATCCAAGTTCGATATACTCATCTGGTGTGGTAAATAAGGTCAAGAACGGTTCCAGGGTACCGAACATTGGATACTTATGTTCAATCCCTTTTATATCACGTTCCAGTAAATACCTTCGAACTACATACTCCCTCACGAATTCTACCACATAAGGAATCGAATCGGATTCTGGAAGATCATTCCATATATCACGAATCTTATGGAGTTCCCCGTCAATCTCAACTGTGGAATAAAATCCGATCACTTCATCATTCACCAGTTTGGATAACTTATAGAAATGTGGGTAACGGATAATATTGTCTATCAGCTGTTCTTCGGTATATCCTTCGATCGGTAGAATTGTTCCGAATACAGGGTGAAACTTCAATCCCTCTGGAGTATATTTCCGATCACATAATACTTTTGCCCGTGTGTATATACGGCAATTAGGATACAGGGCCAATAGATCGGACCGTGACATCTTAGTAACATCAGTCGTTACGGAAATCTGATTTTGTTTCTTCGGGATCGTAGGAAGTGAATCATAGATCGCATAAGTACAATCACCGATCATGGTAGCACACCGAACAGATGATACATTGAAGGTAGGTATCACAGGTGGCTGAATAGACAAATCTTCCTTTTGTGTAGGAAGGATTGCAGTAACAGTGGTCCCAGTATTACTTACGATCTTCATGGTCGGCTGTGTGTTCTTGAAGAATCCAGAAGAAACTTCGTCCTTATCGGATTTTGTATCTTCTTGTTTTTCCTCAGATCCTGTGGTATCGGATTCCGCT